GCCGAAGTTGTTAACGGGAGTAATCGTATTTTGACTATTCAGAGTGCTCTGGTTGTTATTCCTCAGCAAGGTCAGGTGGGATTTGCTCCATGGGCAACTGTTATCGATCCAGATGTACCTGAGATTGGACTAGACATGAAGCATGTTATCTATTCGGTTGCTGTAGCACCACAAGTTATTGAGCAGTATTCTAAACTATTCGGTGGTCCTGATATTATTACTCCAAATAAGCAACTGATTTTATGACCTCTTTGAAAACTCCCCTTCGTTATCCTGGTGGTAAGTCTCGTGCCACTAAAAAGATGGCAGAGTTCTTTCCACTTTTTTCTGAATACAAAGAGTTTCGTGAACCCTTTGTTGGTGGAGGTTCTGTTGCTCTTTATATCACTCAGATGTATCCTCACCTGGATATCTGGGTGAATGATTTGTATGAACCATTATATAATTTCTGGAAAGAACTTCAGTATGATGGAAGCAAACTTCGTGATGAATTGGTTAAACTAAAGAACGCCCATCCAGAACCAGTATCAGCAAAACAATTATTTCTAGACGCTAAGGAGAAACTAAACGATGATTCAACATCCAACCTATCTGCTGCTGTGTGTTTTTATATTGTTAATAAGTGCTCTTTCTCTGGTCTCACTGAGTCCTCGTCATTCAGCAAACAGGCGTCAGACTCAAACTTTAGTATGCGAGGGATTGATAAACTCCCCTACTACGGAGAACTCATTGAAGACTGGAGAATTACTAATCTGTCATACGAAGAACTTCTAACTGACAAGAAGGAATCGTTTGTATATCTAGACCCTCCATATGAGATTAAGTCTAATCTCTACGGTAAGAAGGGTGGAATGCATAAAGGGTTCGACCATGATGAGTTTTTCTTTGCATGTGATAGACATGCTTGTGACCAGATGGTATCATATAATTCTTCCAATCTAATCAAGTCTCGATTCATTGATTGGAAACCATATGAGTATGACCATACTTATACCATGCGCTCAGTCGGTGAGTACATGAAAGACCAGCAACAGCGTAAAGAACTTCTTCTACTTAACTATGTCGTATGATGACAGGTATCCTCTTAAGGATTATCTCAACACTATCAATTTGACTAAAAAAAATCTCATGGAGGATGGCGATCCTCTTTGGGAGAAGAAGTATCCTCCATTTATTATTAATAAATGTTTATCTCATCACATGGATACTGTGATGTTTTCTAATGAGATGAATCAGTATCCTGGATTGGATAAGAAACTTCAGTATGATTTCTTTATAAATACCGTCAGGTCCCGTAAGAGATTTTCTCCTTGGGGTAAAAAAGAAAAGGTGAAAGATCTTGAAGCAATTAAAGAATACTATTGTTATTCTACCGAAAAGGCATTGCAGGCACTTGAGATTTTAACTCCTATACAGGTAAATTTTATTAAAGATAAATTGAATAAGGGAGGTAAACAATGAGCGAACTCAATGTAGTTCAATGGACAAAGGATGACATGGTAGAGGTCAACCTTAAACAACCAGATGACTTTTTAAAGGTGAGAGAAACTCTTACTCGTATTGGAGTTGCTTCCAGAAAAGAAAAGAAGTTGTTTCAGTCATGTCATATTCTTCATAAGAAGGGGCAATATTATATCGTTCATTTTAAAGAATTATTTGCTCTTGATGGAAAGAAAGCAAACCTTTCTGAGAATGATATCCAGCGTCGAAATAGAATCGTCAAACTTCTTTCTGATTGGGGACTTATAGAACTCGTAAAGGAAAGTTCTGTTGATGATGTTGCACCACTTAGTCAGATTAAAGTAATTTCATATAAGGAACGTACTGAATGGATTCTTGAATCCAAGTATAATATTGGTAAGAAAAGACAACCTACAGAATCCTAAATAGAAGAGCCTTGCTCTTTACTCATGGAGTCAAATCCAAAGAAAGAGGAAGCCAAAAAAGAGAACAAATTTGAGTGGGCGGATGAGGGTGTATCAACCCTTGTCCGAGTTATTATTCTTGGTTGGTCAGCAGCAATTCTGACCCTTAATTATGTAACTGTTCCTGGCATTCCTCAAAAAAATATTGATCCAACTTTTATCGCCAGTGTTTTTACTGGAACTTTAGCTACTTTTGGAGTCATGCCTTCTAAGAAGAAGGATGAAAAAGAATCAAAACAAGCACCTACACTGGAGAAGAAAGATGCAAAAATTGATTAACGGTGTCGCGTTGTTATCTGGTCTAGTTTCTTTATCTGTCCTAGGGGGTGGTGCTTATCTTTATATGCAAAAGGATGCACTCATTGAGAGTGCTACAGCAGCAGCAACAAAAGCAGCAACAGAAGCAGTTACTAGTGCCCTTCCAGGGATGCTAGATGCTGCAATGCCTGAAGTGCCAGAACTGCCTGGTGCAACTGGTGGCGCATTGCCATTCTAATCATGGACATATTTAATCCTAATAAAAAAGAGACCGAGCAAGTTACCGAGCAAGTCCCTGTGCAAGCACCGAGCAAGTCGCCCATCAAGGGTATTGCAGTTGCACTAGGAGCATTGGTTGGTATTTCTCATATTGGACTTTTAGGATATGTGGTCAGGGACAATACTCCTAAAGTGAGAGAAGTCCCTACTATCAATATTCCTAGAGGAGACTATTCATCCTATACTATCAAAGCAGGTAAGGATGGATATGAGATTGAATATCGAGCAAACGATCCTGCTATCTTAGAATCACAGAGGTCATTATCTTCTGATGTTAATAAGAAAGGATTGTTTGGTGGTGGCACTGAGTCTCGTCGTGAGTGGCGTGTTGACCAGTTCACTATGGACGGTACACGCAACCTAGGAGGTGCCGTATCAGACGGCGAGGGAAAGTCTGCAAAAGACATAGAGTGTATCGTGGCGGACGCTGGAGCACGGTCTCAAGGTGCAATGGCAGGTAGTGCTATCGCTGCTGGTGTCGCTGTTCCTGCCCTTGCTAGCGTGCCCTATGTGGGTTGGTTAGCAGGTGGATGGGCATTGCTGCTAGGACAGAAAGCAGGGTCATCACTTGGTTCTCAAGTTGGTAGTGTATTCAATGACTGCTGATGGACATTCGGAGAATAGGGACGAGTAAAATTGCAGTAGGTAAACTAAACATACCTGAGGTCAGGACATATCCAGAACCTGTAACCTCACAGTTTAGTGCTCCACCTGTCACTGTTAATATAGGACTCCCTATTGTCAATATACCAGGATGTGTTGAAGCAAACTCTGCTAATAATGAAAACGAAAGTTTATTAATAGATGATGATCCTGTAATTATTTGTGATGCTGGAACTCCTAGTTTCAATCCAATTAATTACGAACCAAATCAAATGGTTATGACTGGACCACCACAAGTGAATCCAGTCAAACCTAAGAAAGAAACAGATACAGAAGCAAAGGCTACACCTACTCCACCACCAGATGCTCCTAGAGCAGCAAACATTCAGTGTCCTACTCAAGAACAGTTAGATAAAGAACCCGTGGGGTTCCTGTTTGATAGTGGACGCAAAGAAGTATTAGGATACAAGTTGGTAGGAGACCAATGTATCCGAGAGGTAGGTGATGTACCTATCATCACACAAGTATTAAATGGATTACCCCCAACTGGTGTTGTTATCACCACTGGGGGTATTGCTGTAGTTGCTACTACATCGGCACTGCTTGCTAAACCATTCGCTGACATTCTTCTGAAGGTAATCAAACCTACAGTGAAGAAAGTTATTAAGAAGATTGCTGCTATCCGTGGTAAGGAAGTTAAGGTCTTGTCTCTAAGGGAGCGTCAAGTTGAGCAGCGTCATCGGAATGCGGCGATACGGGTATTGAAGTCGGCACTGAAACCGAAGGGATAGAGTGACGATGTTGCTTGACTGTAGTTATATTTTGCACTACGACATCGGCACATATTTTATAGTAAGGACTTTTGGGGTGAAAACTAATTCCTTCTTTCATTAGACTTCCACAATTCTTAAGTCTCGCAATCTCAAAGTCCAATCTTTTATTGGCAGTTAGTTGTTTCATCATCTCGATGTTAGAACTCGCTGCTTCTTTACAAAGGTCTTGTAATTTTTTATCTGTAGGTGTGCTCCATGTCATAGAGAAACCTACACCTAGACTATAGTTATCTTTCTGTCCAGTCCTAGTCCTTTTGTGGAAAATAATATCACCAGGATTATCTAAGATACCATCTCCAATTGGATTCCCGTCAGAATCGAAAGCACCAAAGTTATCGGTGACATCATATACTGGGTCATCATAGAAAGGTTCGTATGGTTTAGAAGCAGAAACACTTCCTGTTACATACGGTGTGAAATTGCGAGTGGGACCTTGACATTGTATACCTCCACCGTAGGTATTTGTAATGTATGGTCCCTGTAAAACCTGAATAGCTTGGTTTGTAACGGAGCCTGAACTATTAGCGACAGGATTAGCAGTAGCAGACACACCACCAACAGTTTCAGCATAAGAAGGATTAGCGAATAATAATGTTACTGCGAGAAGATACTTGTAGTGTCGGTTATGCTTGTAACCTCTGTTGTTCTCTGGATAATCGTTTGATTGCTTAAACCAGGGCCGCTGTAAGTTTCTGTGAACTGAAACGCTGCTCCTGGTGTCGTCTGTGTGTATGTCGGTTTGCTTGTTACACCCATCCATGATGATGTCACTCCATTAATAGTTACATTGCTAGCACCTGTTCCTGGTGAGAGGTTTCCCGATGCTGATACACCAGAACCAGTAGCAGAATACTGATATCCAGTGTTGTAATCCATGCTATTTATTGTCTCGGTGATCGTCTGAGTTGTCTCCGTTCTGGATGTCATACTTCCCTGAGTGAAGTTTGGGACCACGGGGACCGCCAAGGCAGGAGCAAGTGTGACACTTGCACCCACCGCAGACATCACAGACCAACGAATCATAGTATTCATTATCTATCTCCTTAGTCAATTATCGTGATCTCACTAACGTATTGTCCTGTTGCAGTCGTTCCAGCACCACCAGCCGTCACTCCAATTACACCAGCTGAAGTTATAGTACCAGCTAGAGTTCCTGCAGTTCCAGCAGTGTAAGAAGTTACATTACTGAAGTTAGGAACGTCTCCTACAGTAGGAGCAGCAGTTGGAACTGCATCAGCTTGGTTATAAGATTGACTGAATGAGAATGCAGAACCTGCAGTATCTTGAGTAGCGGTGATAGTACCAGGAGAATAGACTCCTGAAGTAATGGTGCCAGTAGATACAGCATGTGCTGTGGTGCCGTCTGTAGTATCAATATTAGTTCCAGAAATACTAAACGAAGACCCAATTCTCGTTGCCTGAGTCCTAGCGGCATCAACAGTTAGTTGTACACTAGCCGAATGTGAACTCACCAGTCCACCTGCATTTGCCGCACCAGCGGTCACCAATAACATAACGATAGGTAAAAATTTAGTCATTTTTTCCATCGAGTTTTGTCCTAGTACTATGTAGGTGAGGTATTCCTTACACAAGGGTTCGGCATATCACACATTGTATTAAACTACAGACTTGTTAAATAATCTTGGTTGCCTTCGGGGACCACACAACACAATCTCGCTTTATAAGGAGAAGTTACATGGACCTTACTAGATGGACATCGAAAGATGTTGATAAAATTTTTGATGCTGCAAACAGATACAGCGTCGGACTAGATGATATCTTCTATCGATTGCATTCATATGGATCGAATCATCCTGGTGGACAATATCCGCCATACAATATCATCAAAGAATCAAATATTAAATGGCGTATTGAAATTGCACTTGCTGGATGGTCACCAGATGAGGTGGAAGTTACTACTGAGTCAAATATCCTCCTAGTTAAATCTGTTGCACCTAAGAATGATGGGGAAGAAGAATATGTGCATCGTGGATTATCTTCACGCACCTTCACTAGGGGATTCAACCTGAGTGATGATGTCGAAGTTGGCACAGTCAGTTTCAATAACGGACTTCTCGTGGTAGAATTACGGAGAATCATCCCTGAGCATCAGAAACGAAAGGTTTATGAAATCCAAAATTCTCAACTACCTGAAAGCAATGCTGATGCATCCAGCGACACACTTTAATGTGATATCGATTGGGATATTGGTTTTGATTGGGATGCTTCATAATTATGCTCACTTTACAATGGATAAGGATGCAGATGCTTATGTGAGACAGTGGTGTAGATCATCAGCAGAAAATAAAAAGACCTGCATCAGGTATGGTGGAAACATGGACTACTAAACCACCTATATAATTTACAATCAAAGAGACCTTCGGGTCTCTTTTTGTTTGGAGGTTAAGTGAATCTTATAGATTATGTTCGACTCTATGACATTGAAGATGATGCTTTTTGTGAAAGAGTAATTAATAATTATTCTTTAGAAAATTGGGAAGACCATTTATGGAATGGTCCAGATGGTTTTCATTATGAGGAAAAGCATCTCGAAATGTTATTTGATAATAACATCAGTAATAACATGACTCATGATATAGTGGGAAAGGTAGTTGCTGATTATTCCAGAACTTATGATATTGGATTGATTAGTTATACTCCTCCTCGATATAATCGATATAAAGAATCTACTTGCATTCGTAAACA